CTTTTTATCCTCATTTCAATTAAAGAGGTCGGACAAATGTCGGACAAACGAAATAGCTGAAGTTTAATCATACGTTTTCGCATTCGAAAAACGTATAAAAAAATGTCTCTATCCAAAACTCGAAAAGGCTCCACAATAAATAATATAGTGGATTACACCCTCCCCAAACTACACACCGGTAAAAATTGGTATGTCGACTTTACTTGTTTTGATCCCGCAGATGGAAAGATGCGGCGAAAAAAATATATGCTGGATTCTATCGCTAAAATTTCAGACCGAAAAAAAAGAGGTGCTGAAATCATCGCTAATGCCACATCACGCCTACGAAGCGGATGGAATCCATGGATTGAAGCATCAACAGAACGTCAATATGCCAAATTCTCAGAAGTTACCTCTTTATACATAAGGTATATCGAGAAACTCACAAGTAACAACACGCTGAAAAAGAAAACAGCCTACGACTATCAATCGAGAATGAACATGTTGCTCGAATACAACTCTACCAGAAGCAACCCTATCACCTACATATACCAGTTCGACCAATGTTATATCAGTGATTTTTTAGACTATATATTATTAGATCGGGACTCAACAGCCAGAACCAGAAACAATTATCGTACATGGCTGTCCGCATTCTGCACCTGGCTACAAGAAAAGAAATACATAGATCACAATCCAACGGAACGAATAAAGGCATTAGTAGAAGGAGAGAAACGCCGTTCCGCTTTAACCGCACCTGATTTAACAAGATTAAAAGAATATCTCGGTGAAACGAATCGGCATTTCTTACTTGCCTGTATGATGGAGTATTATACTTTTATCCGGCCGGACGAATTAAGCAATGTGCGCCTAAGCGACATAAACATTAAGGAACAAAAGGTATTTATATCTTCAACCATCAGTAAGAACCGACGTGATGGCATGGTTGGCCTCAATGATACCGTCATAAAAATGATGATAGAACTTGAGGTTTTTGAAAACCCATCGCATTTTTACTTATTCGGAAAGCAGTTCAAACCCAATGCCATCAAAGCGGATTCCCGCATATTCAGGGAATTTTTTAATAAAGTACGTGCATTCTTAAAGTGGCCAAACAGCTACCAATTTTATAGCTTAAAAGATACCGGCATTCGCGATTTGGCTAACTCTGAAGGCATAGTCGTTGCGCGTGATCAAGCAAGGCACAGCGATGTTGCTACAACAAACAGGTATTTAAAAGGAGACTCTTTAGCCGTACACGAGGAAACAAAACATTTTAAAGGCGGATTATAAAGAAAGCCCCTATCCTCACGGACAAGAGCCTCCAAAAAAAATGTAAAAAAAATGTTTCGTTTATATTTTCTTCTCGTACAGCACCCAATATGGCTGTCCTGCTAAATATTCCACACGATAGCCAGCATCACTGAGTTGTTTGGCCAACTCTGCCGGACGGACAGCAATGATATTGGATATATCGTACACCAATTCCGCAGAAGTCTTGTAACACTTCTGCGAGGTATCACCAATAGGCGAATAGTTATGGCCGATAAATTCGGCTATAGCTTTCTTCCGTTCAGCTTGTTGCTTCTCCAATTCGTCTTGTTTGTCCGGTTCTCCGTTGTCCTGGTAAGAACGGAATCCTATCTTCTTGCTCATTGTTCACCGCCTTTCCTTTTGAGTTCATGATACTTACCGCCTTTCTCTATATCCATGCCCAGTCTTGGATAGCGTTGGATGAAAACAAACAGTCTTCCTTGCAGGTAGCCTTTCTCATAAGTGAGTTGCTGGATTTCCTTGTAATATTGCATATTCTGTTGTTCCAGGAATGCGATATATTCGTCTTTGGTCATACCTCACCCCCTTTCTCATTAAAGGTGATATTGACTGTCCCACCATTGACATAGATGGAAATGGATTTCTCACTTTGTGTTGCACGGATCCGTTCACGTCCGGCGCACAATTCAATGCCCAGCTGAGCAAATACTTGCTGGATCTTCTCCGCGGATACATAGCGTTCGCGGGCGCGTTGAGGTTGTTTTTTCATTTTGGAAGTCATTTAAAATGAAACACCATATTGATAAATAGACGGGAAGGGAACAAAAAAAGTTCCGCTTTCCCGTTGACTTCCACCTTGAACAGGCAGTGGGTGCATTAACACTCCACACGGGGGTCGGAACTATATAGATAACCAATGGGCATAAAAAATGCCAACGGCAATCGGTTGGCGAACTACTCGTCGCCTGTTCAAAATGGAAGTCGATGCAAAGATGAGAGTTTATTTTGAAACAGCAAAAGAAAAGCGGAGATTTTTTTTTCTCCGCTTTTTCATATTTTAGAAACATAATGCAGTCGCAAACTTGCCACTCTGACTATACATTGATAAGTCTCCATTTTTCTCTATGATATACCATTCTATATGGTTAGTATTTATTTCTTGAAATCTAACCAACCCTTTCTCTTTAGTTACTTGAACTTCATCTTTACTTGTACTTCCATCCGAATACTTATGTATTAAATAATATTTATTGGAGTCTAAATCTTTATTTAAAAATAATTGTGTATCAGATCCAGGACGGTTATCAAGCCACCTACCTATTTTTTGAACATTATCTCCAATCTTTGTTTCTTTTTGGTTTTCTAATTCTTTTTTTAACCGCTCATTTTCTGAACTTAAAATCTCATTTTGAGTTTGTAATGCCGTATTTCTATGTTTTGAATTTCCATTATCACATGAAATTAGAAAAGATACAAAACATAAGGCTCCTAAAAGTTTTTTCATTATTTCTATATGCTTTTGATTAATACTTAATCTAATTATAAAAGAAATCAATTCCTTATGCCGTGCGCCCACCAGAACCACCCGGAACCCGATTGAGTACGGGTTACACGACATAAAGAATTGAAACGTTTGGTTTATATTGGGCACTACAAAGGTCGGAATAAGTTAACAGTTAACAAAAAGAAAAGCGGAGATTTTTTATTTCTCCGCTTCAACTTCAATTATTGCAAAAAACAATGCTGTTATGTATTTTATAGATGATGATATTTCTGTTATAATCAAAGAAGTTATGTTTTTAAGAAAAGACATAACCCGGGTTAGAAAACAGCTCGTAGCCATTCCCATAGCTTTATTAGTTGGTCTTTTGTTAGGGTTCTTATTATAAAAAGAGTAGCACACCTTACAGGAAGATGCGCTACTCATGCCTTTAAAATCGCGATGTTTGACTGATGAAAATACTAAAGGCACTATGTAAGTCATGTAAAACAACTGGCATCATTAGATGCCACAAAAATATAAAATTGAAATTAATATCCCAAAGAAAGCCTGTTTCTCTCCACCCCAATTCACGATAAATACATAAAAAAACGAAATACATAAACTTTTCTTTATGGAATTTGCACATAAATAAAACTTTATGTATATTTGCATTGTCATTAAAACGAAGAGATATGGAAAAAGAAACCAAAATGCAACTGGTTGCAAAACTTACCCAGTTAAAATTGTTATCTAAAATGTATGAACACACTTTCAAGAATGCAGGGAACCAAATGAGTACACAGAAAATGAATGAACTTCTGGATGCCAAACTTGAAACAGACAAACAGATAGCACTTTTGGAAAAAGTTCTGAATGAATTGGAAAAATGAAGTTAAACAAGCTCCCCGCATGGGGAGCATAAAACAATACGATTATGGCACTTAAAGATGATTTAAAGAAATTACATGAAATCGCTCACTCCGGTGCACCGGATGCCATGGAGAAATATGTTGCGCTCTCTGACGAAATAACCAGCAAGTACACGGACCAGAAAGATGTCGATGCAATAGCCGATTTTTTAATCAATGGCTACAAGGAAATTGCATCAGAGGCGGAAGAACAGATCAACTATGTTACATTAAAACAGCAAATAGCCCCTTATACAGAAATTATTCCGTTAGGCTACATTGCTAAAAAATATTTCGGTAAAAGTACCGCATGGCTCAGCCAGCGTATCAACGGAAGTAAAGTAAGAGGCAAAGTTTATACACTTAGCAAAAAAGACCTGGAAACATTTAATTTTGCTCTTCAGGACATCAGCAAACAATTAGGTTCACTCTCCATATCTTGAGAGACGTTTTATTGACACTTATCCCCGTAGTATGAACCGCTACGGGGATTTTTTATTCTACCCTGTAAAAAGTCCCCTTCAGCACCCTGTTCAACCCATCCGCATCTATTTCCGCCTCAATCTTCTCGCACAAATACTGCTTATTGGCAATAAGAAATACCTTGTTAACATCCGGCAAACGGTTAGCCTGGAAATTGATAGTATAGGGAACATTAGAATGAAACATCTTCAGAACAGAAAGCCGATGACCTACGCTGTCCGGACAAACATCATTCAGACTGAGCGAATACGGAAGAAAATCAGTGAGCTGCGCAGCAGTTTTCTGCTGGTAGTCGGTAAACGGATAAGCATGACTGTAAGGTTTGGTTTGTCCGTGAGAGGTCACGTTCTGCCGATTGAACTTTCCGGTGTTGAAAGCTATCTCCATACGGTCATTCTTTTGTTGCTTCTCCGGTAACTCAACATCACCGCTGATTGCTTCCTGAATATTGAATGCTTCTCCCTGGGGACTGATTATCCAATCCGGATTATAATTTTCACGGTAATAGCTGATTAAGGGAATATTCAAAACTAAGCTGGTGTCAGTTCTCACCACATCGAAATTATGTTCCAGTCGTTTCCATGTACCACGATCATATTGTACAATCTTGGCAGGGACTATCTTCAGCTCGGCATCCGTATCGTAAGACTCCGGGTCACGGATGAGGTCGGCATAAAGATTGACTTCACGCAGTGTGTCTGTCTCATTCTCATTGTAGTTGATGTAGTAACGTTTACCTACGACAAATATCACTCTTTTCCGTTCTTCCTTATCCATACTGTCATAGGCTTTTTTCATATCCTGGTAGTTGGCATATTCCGTTTTTTTAGCTGCCTTCAGCAGATACCGATCCAGTCGGAAGTAGCCGTCATCGGAAGTGGAAGGAAGATCATAACCGACATTGCCGGAGGTTACATCCTTGTCGCTCTTCTCCTCGTCTATCTCGACAGCATATTCACGCAACAATGCAGCGTGATCAATGATTTCCTTATCAGGATTGGAGAAGTAATTATTCAGTTCGACAAAGCGTACTACTTTGGCATGTTCGTCTACAACGGTAATGACACCCAGAAATTTCTCCAATTCATCAAAGAACTCGGAAACCGTCCAGTGTGGCAATGCTGTTTCAATGCGAAACGAGTTTACCGCACTGCATATATAGATATTCCGCAAGAAGCTGTTATCAAAGAAAGCGGTATCAAAGGTGTATCCGAAATATTCAACCAGTTTTTTGATGACCGTAAGCAGGTAGGGCTGGAAACTTCCTACAAATATGTTAGAGCCGGGATTAAAGTTGGTTGTTCCCTCTTCATACGTAACTCTATTAACCAAATTCTCCTCTTTTGTTTCTTGATAAAATACCGGGAGAAAAACCCCATCCACTTCATCTACCGAGCCGTAGGCTGCCTTCATTTCTGATTCCGGTAAGAAGAATTGAAAGATTCCCGGCTGCGGAGGCATATAAGGACCTCCCAGCTCTAACTCATCAATATAGATATCATCATTCGTAAGAAGATTAAACTCCGCATTACCAGATACCAGCTGCACTTTAACCAATGTGTCCTCTACCGACAATAAAACTGCGCTGCCATAAAGCAGGCACCTGGCATCCACAATGAGCATGGCGGAAAGTATGGTCTTTTTCTTTGTTACATCCATCCGGTTAATATGTCCGAATATGGCATGATTAGCCGGCATAGGAAGTTCTATATCCAACGAATAATTGGAACTACGGGTAAAATATGGATTCTCGGAAGTGAATGTAAAGTTGAACCCTTCAGGAAGGGCAGCCAACTGTCCGTTAATGTATAATTCGGTCATTGCTTGTTACGTGATTTGTTATTCTCTAATTTTTTATATTCTCGTTGTGCTTGGTTAATCCCCCGTTTACCGGTAACATAAGTCTCCGCCACTAACGGATCATCCAAGCGACTTTTAAGTTTGCGGAGCACACGGGTACATTCTACCAGCATCGCCACCATAGCCGGATCATTAGTGGTTGTTGTGGCACTTGCTCCGGGCGCCTTAGCCGGAACGGTACGCGTACTCTTGCCGGATCCTGCCACAGCTGCGATATCTTCAGCCGTCAAATTGCCAACATTACCTGTACGTTGTGCCACATCAATAACATCAAAAATCGGCCGTAAATTCGGATTGGCCACAGCAAAACGATTGGCTACAAATTCATTGGAATGAACAATACCCTGAGGTTGATCCCAGGCTCCATGTCCCGTGTAACCTCCGGTGTAAAAATTGCCAACCACGCCTTTAACCACTGCAAAAGATGCCTTGATAGCCGCTATTTGCAAGGCCGCTTTTGCTGCACCAATAAATGATAAAGGGGCTGTTGCTGCCAGATTCTTAACCATTACTTCCAAACAGGAAATTTCAATGACACGCTCCAGGGCATCCAATGCCATCAGAATTGTTTCTTTCAAGAAGTCTTTTAATGACAACTCACCGGTAGCGATCATCTGACCGATGGTTTCACCAAAATCAGCAGCAATACTTTCTACTATGGATACATATTGTTTGTGCATCTCCATCGTTTTCTCATACTTTTCTTTTTCGGCATCTGTTTTTGCTTCGGCCTGCTCTTTATCTATTTCTGTCCGCTGTTCCTCTGTCAGTTGATAGTTATCAAGTAAATCCTGCCAGTAACGTTGTCTGATGTCATTAACCTCTTTTGCAAATTCTTCTTCTGAAGTGAGATTTTTATAATGGTTTGCTGTAGCTTCTTCCAGTTCGATACGTAATTGTTTCTGACGCATGGAAAGACGTTCTTTAGCTGTTTTATCTGCGGCTTTTTGCCGTTCCTTTTCAGCTTTTTCATCCAGCTTTTTACATTCTTCATTAAATTTAATCTGAGCCTCCAACATCTTTACCTGTAACTTTTCTCGTTCATGGGGTTCCAGTCCAACTATTTTTAGTTTTTCATCCAACGTCTTTTTCTCCAGGTCTATTTGCAAGGCAGTATATTCTTCATTGGTTTTAATCTCACCCTCTAAATACAGTTTTTGCAGATGGGTCATCTGCTGCATGTGTTTCGTCTCCAGATCCTCCAGTTCCTTACTCACGCGTTTCTTCCGTTCTTCTTCTGATTCGGTACCTCCATTACCGCCATTAGTAACAGGGGACAAAGGATCTGGAGTAACAGTCTTGTACTTGTCGTTGATAGCGAGTAATTGGGCTGTATAGTCCTGCATCATCTGCTCGTAGTAACGCACATTGCCATCAAGACGTTTTTTCTGTGCCGCCCATGCTTTATACGCAGTGGGTGATACCCCGTTAGATGCAGCCAGTTCCTCAACAGACTTTCCCATATTAACAGGATCATTTATCTCCCATTCAAGATTCTTAAACTTCATGGCATCCGAACCGTTCTCGTGTACCCATTCGCTACGTTGGCTCAGCGCTTCCTGTAATTTAGTGTTTGCCATCTGTTGTTTAGCTGTTAGAAGAAGCTTCTCTACATAACCATCCAGCGCCTGAGCATTGTTGTTGATAAGCGTTCCCTCTTTAGTTAACGAGGCATGATATTCCGGAACAATGGACTGAATTTCTTCTAATGCAGCCTTTCGTTTTGCATATGGTTCTTTAGAATCCTCAAGTACCTTCCGCAAGGCATCCAGTTTATTCTTTTCTTCGCTGATGCTTTTTTCGGCCTCCCTATTCATATCCACTAACTCTTTTTGCCTACGTGCAGCAACAGAAGTGCGTTGGGCATAAATATACAGTCCGGTCGCTGCGGTTGCAACGACTGTGGCTATGGCAACAAAAGGATTTAATCCCAATACTGCCCATGCTGCCCGTATTGCTTTAGCTGCGGCAGAAAAACGAAAGGTTAAAGTCTCCATTGCTGCCCGAAAAACAAGCGTGCTTGCTGCCACTGTCCGAGTTATGATATTGTGAGAACGCATCTGCAAAATTAATCGAGTTATTGCCTTGTAGTCACCCGCCAGTGCATCATTCAAAGCAGTGGTAGCTATCCGGTATGCAGCTTGTATGGCGATTCCTCCCCGAAGGATTGCATTGTAAGTGGTATGATAAAGAGAGATTAGTTTTAGAGTGGCATAATAGGTTGCCAATGGGATAATGAAGGCTATTATCGTTGTGCCCCACTTTTGAAACCAATCAATCAGTCCAGGCAAAATTTTAATAACATTAGTCAGCATATTCGTACTCACCGCCAAAGCCGGATTCAACTTCTCACCCAAATCAATAGCCGCCAATTTCATTTTATTGCGCGCCTGTTCCAATTTTGCCTGTGCCGTATCACTGTTTATTGCTGCCTGTTCATACGCCACATTCGTACCGGTAACGGCAGCTGTGAAGTCCTTCACCATCTCCGTGTTCTGAAGGATTACGGATGCCGTGTTATAACCTTCTTCCCCGAACATCTTTTTAATGGCGCCTGCATCCATGTTCTTATTCTTCAGGTTCTCCAGTGCCTTATCCAAGCCAACGATTTTAGGATTGGTTTCATCCGCTCCGGTCTGAAGTACCAGGAAGAACTTTTTCAATCCCGTTCCGGCCACTTCATCCTTTATACCCCGATAGGCAAGCGTTTCAATCAAAGCAACCGTCTGTTCAATGGGAACATTTGCTGAAGCCGCCGCCGTACCCGCATTCCGGATTGCCTTTGCCTGGCTTGCGATATTGGCGGATCCGGCTTGGGAACCGGCAGCCAACACATTAGAAAAACGCCCTGCCTGATCAGCAGCTTCGCCATATTGATTAAGCGACAAAGTAAGCGAATCAACCGCCTCATTGAGAGTGATATCCTTAGCAGCCGCCTGTAACCGCATAGCTTCTTCTGTCACTTGTTTCAATGCCTCCTTATCTCCGAGTAATTCCGGTTTGGCCGACCCCACCAACATGAACGCATCCAGGATCTCAGCTGCCGACTGGCGGACGCGTAACCCCTCTTTTGTCATGGTGGTGGAAAGCGTCTTTGCCTGTTCGGTCAGCCAAGCAATGTTATCATCATCAAGTCCGGTCAAAGCTTTCAGCCCGGCTTGTGGCTCTTCTAACTTGTTGCGCTCATCTCTGATGGCGCGTAATGCAAGAGTAAAACCGGTCAGAAAACCGATCACCGAAAGGATTACACCCCCAAAGCGGTTAAACCAATCTACCATACTGCCGATACTGATCGTTGCTTTCTTGGTCTCGGTAGTGATACCTTTGATCTCCTGGCGATGTTGTTTGAGTATGCCCTGAAGGTGCTGTATCTTCGCCATAGTGCGGTTGTATTCTTCGGAACCGCGTGTCATTTCCTTAATGTCACGCTGGAGACGCTTCATTTCCAAATCAATGGAATTTATGTCATTCTTGATCTCTTTTCCGTCAATATAGAGATACACACCTCTCTTGACAGTTTTGTTATTTTTTGCCATAACGCTTCTCGATTGTTATTCTATCAAATTTCTGAAGTACTTTTTTGAGTGCCTGGTCTCCGTAATATTCTCCGGAGAGGTCGGCCAATGATTCTATATTTTCTACAATGGGCGGATCCAACCAAGGTAATGGAGTACGGCGGATAACCGCATAGTGTTCGTCAATTGTGCGCATACGCCTGATGCGGTATTCCGAAACACGCAATGAGCGAAGCTCCTGACGCTTCTTTTTGTCACTCCATGCCGAATGACCTTTCATAATGATACCATCTTTAACAATGTATCCACGTCCGGCACCGTATTCTCGATATGCTCCATAACGTTCAAAGCGAAAGCCAAGCCCTACATAAGCCGGTCCACCTTCACGATCATTTAGCAAACGTGCTTGTAGTCCACTACGAAGTTTGCCTGAAGCATGAGTACGTTGTAGGATATTTATAGATATTCCCCGAACTTTATGAGTCCAATTTTCCACCCCCTTATTATATTCAGCGGGACTCATTAACCTGTTTTCTTCAATGATAGCCATAAAAAAAGCCTTTAGTTTCAGGCACAAAACTAAAGGCTGAAAAGAGTGGAAAAAAGGACAAGAAATTAGCGAACGGAGAACTTGAAATCATTGATCCGGTTCAACCATCCTTTCCGGAACACAAGCTGCGACGGATTCTTTTTACAGATTTCTTCAACAAACCGAATCCGGTCTGCCTTGATGGCTTCAAACAACTGGCGCTGGTTGGCCAGATTGATACTGGCAACCATCTGAGGCCCTACAATACCATCCACCTTAATCTGTAGGAGTTGCTGTACTCTTGTGATTCCAGGACGTCCGGAAGCCCATACCCAGTCCACACAAATGTTAGCAATGGGCTGACTATGTATAAAGTCAGCCTGATAACGGTCCCAATAATACTTTTTGAAGATATTGAATACATCTTCCGGAGTAATCAATCGTAGATCATCCGCATCGATATCGCCATCACCGTCTTTGTCATAACCGCATGATCTCCATGTAGACAAAGTAATACCCATGTTGGTTTTACCACCTCTGTCGTTTTTGTGGTCACTCCATCCGCCTTCCCATTTGCGGATGATCTTGAATAAAACTTCTGCTTTTGCCATAATATCTAAATAAATGAAATATAGGCAAATGTATGGTGTAGCTCAATCTGTACATAGGACATTCATTCTCACAAGATGATCATCAAGTGTTTTAAAGTTACATTTCAATTTTCGACAGATGGCAGCTTTGGAAAAACCATAATTGAGCATCGTCCGGATAAGTTTTTCCTTGCCTGATAGCTTATAGTGCGTATTCTTATCACCTTTCTTACGTCCCAATTGTTGGCCACTTGCTTTACGCCGTGCCAGTCCTTCTTTAGTACGTTGGGAGATAAGGTCACGCTCTATTTGTGCTGATAAACCGAAAGCAAAAGCCAGTACCTGGCTATTGATGTTATTGCCGAGTTCATACCTTTCCTTAACAGTCAGAACAAAGGTTTCCTTTGTCATACAAAGATGAAGCATACTCATAATTCCCATAAGATTACGACCTAACCGGCTAATTTCAGAAAGTATAAGCGTATCCCCCTTCTTCATTCTCTTTAAAAGTGGTCCTAACTTTCTATCTTTAGCGGCCTTTGTACCTGATACTGTTTCTGAAACCCATTTATTAATAACCAACCGGCGTTCATTGGCAAAATTCTGAAGTTCAAATCTCTGATTCTCGACCGTCTGTTTATCGGTACTCACTCTAATGTATGCGTAAACCATTTTTTGCTTGTGAAGATAGCAAAGTAATCCAGCAGAAAAAAATGTGCTTCATACGCCCGTTAAAAACGGAAGATATGGAAAAGATGCAATTTTCAGAAGTAGAGAAAAATCTACCGAGTGGAACACCTGCAAAGATTAGAACTTTAGATAGTAGTGGAAACAGCATTTTGTCTACAATTTCGGAAGTGGCTAAATCTATAGGGGCGTATAACCTAACAAAGACTTTTGCACCTTTAGAAGAATACGAAGTAAAAGAAGTAAAGGGATGTTTGATACTTGCTCAAAATGCATCTATACAACATGAAATTGGGGTTGCCATACTATATAGTAACTTGGGAGGTGTTGTTTTGAATAATGTTTCAGGAGTGAGTTTTTTAGAGCAGAATAAACAAGCCTTTAGCATATATAGAAAAGAAACAAATGGATCTATTTACATAAAAAATAATACAGAGACTTCCAGGGTTATATATGTAAGATTAATTTCTATCATATAGCGTAATTGTACCAATTATTCTTTCTCTGTCATATCTTCTGCCCGTTAAAAGTACAAGGGTATGATAGAGAAGATACTTTTAAATAATGCACTAAATGAATGGCCTGATTCAAATTCAATATCAAAGTTAGTAGGTCTGAATAATGGAGTAGGAGGAAATATCACTCCTGGTAATATTCTATCCAATCAGCAAATAGCTAAGGATTCTTTTTTAGTTGGAGATGGAGGGATGTCTTATGCCGCTATTAAAAGTTTAGGGAGAAAGGGAGGTGATGGCGAAAAATCTGTTTTATTGGTAAGTAGATATAATAGCAATCAAAGAAATGATTTTTGCGGGATGCTGGGTAGGATGTTTGCATTGCGCGGGCATGCTGCTGCTGGATTAGCTGTCTACATGTGTGATGTCGTTTGTGTAACAGCCTATAATGCTTTCAAATTCTCTCATTCGGACGCATCTATGAAATGCGGTAAATGCACATACAATGGAGATAATTATATTGCTATCCAACTTGGAAATTCCGCCTATTTTAATATCTTTTTCACGGGATTTTATTCAGGTAATTGCGTATTCCTTAACGTTCTTGAATCAGAAATCACATGGATCGATTGATTGGCTGGGAGTAATCCCAGCTCTTTTATTGGAAACTGATATAGAATCGGAATTGATTATTACTCTTATTTTGCACGACAAATTTCATTTCCCCCTTTTTATATACATTTCCCTTTCCGGCTGTATCTTTTACTGTTGATAAACTAAAGCCCATATGATCACTTATTTCAGAAACAATATTAAGAGCTATCGTTCCAAGAAGTATAATTGAGGAATATCCTTTTTGAGAGGACCATAGAGCTATCATACCATAACTGTAATCAAATTCCATTTCCAAATCTTTATCTAATTGTATATATCGTTGATAAGGGCTTTTCTCCGTAATAACAGGCATTAATCCTTTTGCCTGCCTTGTAGCCGTAGGGATAGCCTCTCTAATACTATCAACAACGATTGTATCCGTTACTTGTATCTTCTCTATACCCTTGTACTTTTAACGGGCAGAAGAAATGAATGGAAAACAATAGCTTAATATAATTAGTATTATTCAGTAAAAGATATTTCCGTTAACGTGCTAATATCTATGCCTGTTTGTTCTTCCCAAATAAATTCTCCTGAGAATATGAAATCCAGTTTGCAGTAAATGATATGATACGCTGCTCCTATATAAGCATATACATATTCTCCATCATGGTAATACTTTATATATTGAACACTTCCACTGCGTTTATAAATATTTATAATAGACATTCCTTCTACGTTCTGATATGCATTTGAATAGATGCTAAACTCTGATATATCAGTTGATTCTCCGCGCCGAAATAACACGGTTACTTTACCTGAGAATCCTCTTCTTTTGCATGAAAACAATTTTATTAATTTATTAGGGGATTCACTTGTTTGTAATGACTTGGTTACATATTCTTGACTGTATAATCCGCTTTTATTTGTTGTGGCTATTGGCAAACTTACTCTTACTTGCTCAATCACACTTGTATCCGTTACTTGTACCTTTTCAATCATATCTTCCGTTTTTAACGGGCAGAAGATATGATATAAAAATAGGCGACCAAAGTCGCCCTTATTTAGAATGTAAATTCTTTAACAGAGTAGCCCTCTGGAATATCTGCACTGACTTCTTTTGGAGATTGGAATGAAAAACCAATATTGTTGCTGTAAGATATAGTAAAGTCATTGAGCTTCGGCGATGCAATATAAATATCCAACATGACTCTCACTTGTGTCGATACTTGATATATTATTCTCGCCTTTGCTATAGAGTTACTAATTCCTCCTTTTGCCAATTGAATAACAGCTTGTCCATTGCTATAACCATCTGCACTTACATAAAACAATTGAGAAGTAGGGGTGCCATTATTATAGTATTTACATATATTGATAATTGCTGAACTTGCAGTATTTCCAAAACTTCCTATCGCTATTCTGTACCACTTATCTTGCTCTAAACGACTTTCTGATGCAAATACCCCACATCCTCCACTATTGGCCACAATACCAGGTGACACAAGTATATCATTACCAGAGCCATCAACTGCTTTCACTCTGTTTAAACTATCTTTGGTTTCCAGATCATTATTGTAATCCTTAATTATAATCTTCTCTATCATACCCTTGTACTTTTAACGGGCGTTTTTTCTACGATGAAAATCGGCCCAATTTAACATTTTGTTTTTAATCACTATTTATAAATAATATTCATTTAAAATCATCCCATCAAGTAGGCGTTAAAAAGCCACCATTATTTCCCCAGGCATATGTATCTGAAATCATAAATGAAAAGCTACCGTCGTTAACTGATGAGTCATCAGATACCCATACATCAAAATATTCATATGACTGCTCTTTTAAGGTAGCTTTTGTAGGACTATTAGGACCGCCCGATACAGCACCTATGCCGGTTAGCATCACGATGTATTTATAGTGGTCCATTTTCCAGGACGATGGTATCTTTATGCGATAGTGTCCTTCTGCAACCCTTGAGACTGAAAGACTGGATCCATCATATGTAGTCGCCACAATGGTAGCTCCTGTGGATGTTCCTGTAACATACCCCTGTGCCAAAACACACGGAAATAAATCAATAGAACCATTGTACGGTGCATTCAGAATCATCCACATCTTATCAGCATCGGCAGTTCCAATCTTAACAACTTTCAACTGGACTTCCGTGTTACTACGCATTCTAAACTCTGTTAGCCCATGTGGCAGGAATTCACCATCAGGATAGATCTTGATGGTCGGACTTGGCGCGAGTCTCCCAGGCATCACATAATAATACAGATTGAGTTCAGTTCCAGCATCCATATCCACAGCTCTTGGCAGTGACAATGTATGTGACTGCGTAGAAACTCCAAGGCATGTAATATATCCATTCATTCTTCCACGTACCTTAATAACTGTTTCCACATCAGGTTCCAAGGGGATGTTTAAATAAGGAGTATAAATACTTCCTCTGGCATCAAGGCTCTTGCAGTATACTTTTCCAGTCAGAAAATCGAGCATTAGATTGGGACGGAATGCATTGGCTGAATTCATCGGATCGTTCGGATTAAAATCCTTGTATCCACCTTCCGTTTCTACAGCAGAGCCTGAAGCATCCTCTCCGTATTGTGAGAATTGATACTGTCCATAGAATACAGCACTTGCAAGCTTAGCAAAATTGGCCATCAAGATTTCCACATAAATAGCCTTATAGCCTTCAAATGGTATCCAAGTGGCTTTAGTTCCATTGACAGCATAATCCTTTTGAGGATTATTGATGTTTGATGGAACACCTTGACCGACCCAAGTTGTGACCTGGTTCATCACATAATAGATACCATTGTATAGTACATAAGGAGCGAGCATATCCGTACAAACATAAGATGTATGTAGGTCATATTCACCTGCCGGGTATGGCAACATACCTCGTTTCCCCTGCTGAAGGAATTTAACTTCTCCTGTTTTTGTTGCTAATGTCATATTATCAATCTTTAGTTGTTATTGTCCATGCCACGTTGCCACCTGCCTGCTGACACATTTCATAAGTACAGGTACCGGAGGCGGAAGGAGTATTAGCCGTAGAGGGATTAAGTATCACGCCGGCACTGTCCATGAAAACAAAATAGAATGTCATATCCTTGGCCTTCGTTGTCTCTCCACGTTTGACAAGAATAGGCCTGTAGACTACCGTATCTCCTGCCTTGCTGATGGTCTCATCTTCCGGTGTCGGATTGGTTATGATGTCATAGGGATCAGACAAATCGATTACCGTCTGAGTATCCAAACCAATAAGAGTAGAATCCTGATATACCTCTACCTTGAATATGCCGGTAGTATCCACCATGCTGTCCGTTACCGTCAGGTTCTTTCCGGTTTGTCCGCTGATCAGGTTCCATGCATTGTTGATCATCCTGTACCATTTGTATGATAAACCGGCTGTCAGTTCCGAAGCTCCCAAACGGGCAACGGCTGACAATATAACACTGCCTCCCTTCTCCCGGATGGCGAAGTACTTGTCATCGCCGGCCATGATGGTCACCACTTTCTGATTTCCGACTCCCTTTGTTATCGGGATAGGATAAACCCATTGTATTTCATCCGAAACATTACCGACTGTCACCGTTGCCACTCCTTTGATCGTACAGCTTGCGCCAGCAGAAGCCTTCACAAGGTTCTTGACTACCTGAAGGCCGTAATAGTTTGTAGTACCGGCAGCATACGGCACAAACCTGAAGTGCCCGGTTTCACCTCCGAAGGTATTTGTTGATACATTGGACGTGAAATTAATAAGCACATCGTTGAAATACCACTTAATGGAAGATGGCACAACAATTCCTTCAGCTACACGGGAGGAAGTCAGCAGGAAAGACAATGTAGGTTTCAATGTCGTAAAATCCGGTGCAATATTTGTAGGAGCGGATGAATCACCGTCATATTCCTGGTATAAGTCACCTTTATCGCACAGGATTGCCGCCATATATACACCGGACTTCTGCGAAAAGGTCACCTGTCCGACTTTACTCGCTATGCTCATTGGTTACCTCCCCTTCTGTATTATCAGATTCCTCAGGATCTTCTACTTTATATTTATCCGGCGTGCTAACCTCAGTGGGATTGTCTGTTCCGTCGATCTCTGCCTTCGCTTGCTGCGGAGTAAGACAGACACCGCCTACTTCCACAGCACGCTCGAACACGGTATCACCGGGAAAGCCCGCTACGTCAGCCTGCCATAACAGCACATTGCCATCTGCTGTTTTATTACGGATAGCAGTCAGATCGAGCGCATCCGCCACCTCTTTGGTTACTTTGATATAAAATGCCATAATCAAGTATTTTAAAATTAAACAATTCTTTTCCTTGCAACGATAAACTTGTTATCGCTGTTTACGATATACTTTCCGTCAGACGTTACCAGAGCAGCATAGGGGCCTCTGTCTATTACTGTCAGATCGAGCATCATCCCGTCAGTGAAAGGGATACTCGGATTGAAGCCGGTTGCCACCAACGTGTACGAAGAAGCCCCCGCCGCTTTGGTTCTCCATTCACAATCCAGTACCTCGGAAGGGTTAGGTATATCACCTGTCGTATCTCGAATTATAGGCTTTGGATATATTACCGTCGTGCCATCGGCCACCTGTTGCGGTACACCTTTCCAGTCGACTTCAATTGAAGGTATCCGGCGGCGGATAGTAGTAGATACATAGCCAATACCATCATCAGGTGTAGAAGCCGGAGTGCCATCCTTGGAATAAGAGGCTTTACAGACATATATCTGATCCTCACCTATATAATTCCGGTCGAAAGTAAATACATTCTTATTGAGCGACACAAACTCCCAGTCGTTATCACCGTTACCGTCAACTATCTGTTCAAGCGATCCATTTTCAAGCTTCCGGTAAAAGAAGAACCTGCATTTATTCGTAGCGGTCACATCCGTATCTCCTACAATCAGCTTAGCGGTGATCGTTTGCTGTACAGTGTCACGCAGAGGATTCCAGTCCAAACCTGAAGGTGAGTCTATCATCAGTTTAGGAGTCGGTTCACTGCCATCCACCGAACGGATTAACCGGGTAAAATTGTACACGTATGTTTGCCCGCTACGTTTACTGTCTACATACTCGGCATAAAATTCAAGTGTGACGGGATTGATCGTCGAGACATTTTTCTTCATCTGAATCTTTCCCTTTTCCGATCCTGAATCTGTAATTACATAATTGGTATTAGATGATGTGATCAATGTTCGAATACCGCCTATACGTTCATACCATTTCATGTTCGTCAATGAAGCATTGACAGTACCAAGCTTGGCAACTGCATCCGGATCGGTGGCGTTACAACGTGGAAAGAGCGTCAGGGGAGTAAGCGTATAGTCCGGGGTGTATTCATTCTTATCAGCCTGATACACCTGCATATCCGGTACGCTGCCTACAACTTCGATGTCTCCACTTATCTGAAGCGGGCGATAGTTGATCGTTATTTTACGATTTTTGCTCTGCATAATTAGGTATGAGATATAATTCTTACAACTTTGCGGCCTGTTTTTTTCTCAACCGCTTTTTTTAATGCTTCTTCGCCATAGAATTTCTCTACGTGAACTATACTCATCGAACGCATAGAGAAGACTCCTAATAGCCTATATGAGTATTCCACCACATGTGGATAAAAAAGACGTCCAATTTTTTCCATAATCTTACAATTTAAAAAGGTACATAATCTGTTGTCTCATAATTATTCTGTCCGTCACGCAACAACACTCTTGCTATAAACTTGCATCCAGTCAGATTCATATAGTTGGGACCAAGGTCATCCAATGTTAGAGGCAAGGATTTTCCGGCATCGGCACGTTTCACTGCCCAAGCATTATCCTCTGTCACATCACCGGTGTCTCTTGTCCACTCAATATCTTCGTCGAGGATATGATCGGTCACATCCTGATTGTAAAGATCACCGGTTATGATAAGGGTTGTAGTGAATTTCTCAGCATCAAAATGCCATCCGTTGGTACTTTCTATGTCTATAGTGAAATCCGGATTTCCCTCAATCATAGCCCAACCAACACTACCATACCTGGGCACATCAGTGGTACCGGTAGTAAGACACATCCATTTACAGCCATAATGGTAAACGGCATCATACATATCCAGAGTGGATTTATAAGGATCACTAACAGCTTCCTCGGCACTCCATTTGCCACGATTGTTTTCTGCTCGTACAGGAATTCCTTGGTAATCTATACGGTGGATATCCTGAACAGCAATACCACGGCAGTACACGTATGTATGCAGGTAATTGATTGGAAGATTGTCGAATATAGACAAGTGTTTCAAACGGCCTATGAGGATGGAATAGTTATTCTCTTCCAGGATAGGCTTTGTCACACCATCAAGCATACATATACACTTTTCGCGACTGGATAAATACCAATATCCTTGACGGTTTTCATTCACTGGATTACCCCGATGACTTATAATCATCAACGGTTCAGGAGGATAATTCTTGCCACCGGGTACTTCATCATCAGGATACATAACAGCATTGATTGTATTTGCTGACGTGTCAACGTGTAAAACACGTAACCATGAAGTGTAATAATCACCATCTCCGGAAGCGAGGATGTTGGCCACTCCATAGACCACATCATTTTCAGCCAATGCCGTGAAGTCATTTTCCCAACGTTTACGAAGTGGTAAACGATAGGTACCATCTTCCAATAGTTCGACGCTCTCAATCGTGCCAGATTCGGAAAAAGAATAATCTGATTCCATAGCAGACAAACGGTTGAAGATCACTTCCTGAACAATGAGAGCAAAACGAGCTTCCAAGGTATCAGCCTGTACACGGCCATCTTTAAGTAGAATACCTTTCCCGGCAACTAATGAGTCGATGGTTTCACCAACTTCGGCACCCCCCAATAACTTCAGCAGGAAAGGGGTTTCATCAGGCTTGGATTTATGAAGGAAAATTTTATTCAGTTCTTCTAAAGAACACTGTGATAACAGATTCAAAATGCCCACCAAGGTACGTCCGACACGTTCTCCCGTGTTTTCTCCCTCCCGGGTAGCATACCGTACCTGCTGGGCTAACTCTTTAAGTGTTTCAATCGTATCCGCCATATCAGTTGAATGCCTTCCTACAGTTAATAGCTTTATAGGGTTGCGATAAGTGTATTGCCGCGACCACCCCGTAAAGCTGGTTATCATTATTCACCACATAATCCGCTTCCACCTCTTCAAGCGTGAAGGCAAGCCATTGTCTTTTCACCCTCTTGTCTTCGATTACCTGGTTCAGCATCTCATCCAGAATACGCTCACACTTATCAAGTGCAGCCTCTATCTGCTCGTAGTCTGAAGTATCGGACACATGTTCCAATACGAATAACAGATAATCACGCTCCTTCAGGTATGCCCCCGGAGCACCACCATATCCGAACCCTGAGCCATGGTCCAGAATCACCGCCGGATAGTGAAGCACACTGTCCAGTGCCGTGTGCTTCTCCCGTTCGGATGAAAGGAAATGTACCTCGCCATTCTCTTTATGCCGGATATCGACGTGTCTTTCGGCTAAACTCTCTATGTACTCTGAAAATGTCATTTCTTCTGTTTTTGAGCGTCACGTATTCTTTTATTGAGCAGGCGGAACGCCGTTGCCACCGGCATTGCCTGGTATTTCTCCATCACCGCCACATCATCACCGACAAAGGCATCGAAGATATCAAGCCAGTTGACTGATGGCGCGACCGGTTTCTTGCCGTTCTTCTCCGGTTCCGGATCTTCATTCAACGGAAACAGGAAAGGGAACGCCTTGGAAAGCCACCTCTTGACAAAAACGTAGTTCAGGAATATGGCATACTTGACATGCCTGTCTATCTTCGCCACTTCCGCCAGCCGTTTTTGCAATATCAGCGGTTTCTGCCTGTTAAATAAGCCGTTTTTTCCACCTGCCGGTAGGACAATATATTCGTTATGCTTCAGGTACAGCATTGATATGAAAGTATCCAGTGAGGCATCCTTGCCGTCACGCGCATAGCGGTTGAAGGCGGTGTCCACATGCATGAAGTGCTCAAAACACATCCCCTTCAGGCGTTCACCCGGTGCCTTCAATCCGGACACATCGGAAAGGATAAAGCGATTCATCCAGACACGGCAATCGCTGATGAACTCAAGTAACTCACTCAGCTTATACCTGTAATAGCTGTCCGCAATGACACCGGAAGGTAGGGAATAGAACTCCTTCAGGAAGGATGATTCATCCGTCTCCTGAAGGTAAAACCGTGACACGAGCAGGAACTGATCCGGTGTCAGTTCTTCCCATTTCTGAGGCACCCGGCGTATAACCTCACGCCGGACACCGAAGCTGCGATATGCCATACGAAGCTCTCTCATACCCAGAATGTACGTTTACGGTCATTGTCCCGGTCGAATATCCTGCGGGGATCACCGGCATAGTAATCAGTAAAATAACTGCGGGCAATCCGCAGCAATGCAGTCATATACATGTCGGCATCCGCCTTCAGGTTCTGTATCTGTACAGCTATCCGTTTCGTATCGACCGGCTCTTTCTGTTCATTGCCCTTTTCACCTGACCGGATTGTAGTAAAGTACAGCCCGCGGTCCGTAATGCTGCCCGTCTCCATCAGCAGCCGTCTGACCGCCATTGTCCCGATGTAGCGGGAACAAGCCAGGCGCAAACGTTCAACATTTAACCGCCGCTCTTCATCTTCAGGCGGATTGACCAGCCCGTCAATCAGATGCTCATAGAGCCTGTCACCGATAGCCGGTTGAAGCTGCATTTCCTCCACAAATTTCAGATGTGGTTGCAACCGCAGGAAGATAATCCGGCTGCCGCCAATGAAACAGACATCATTCACATCCGCGGTACTGCGGACAATAGCGGATTTGCGGTCCTGGTAAGCCTGCGAGGTCGCAAATTCCGGATATTCCGCTATATGGGCATACAGGAACTCAAGCAATTCATCCAGCGCATTGAACCCCTTATTGCGGAAAGACATGCGAAGATTGTCTTCCTGGTACTTATAGACCCCTTGAAAGGATTCATTGTCGGACTTCTGCCGTTGAAATCCCGCATCCGTGATCCTGACGCTGATTTCATCGAAATCATTCCAGAACGCCAAGTTCGCATTCGCGCGCTGGCAGATCTCAAGCAGCCGGGCATCCAGCTTCTCCCGTTCGGTTGCCCCTTCAGTATTCGGTTCCAACACATCCGGATCCGGACCGAAATTATAAATCTCAACCACTTCGCCCGCCATCGCATTGCCTAATAACGGTACAAGGTATTGTCGGAAGGCACCCCGAAGCGGCGCCTCCATCATGTCAAACGAAATCGCGGTATTCACCTTCATCAGCGCCTTGAGTTCGGCACCCTTGTTCCATTTCTCTGCACTGAATATCATTAGCTCAACGTTTTTTTGGTACCACTACCGGTATCGAGGGTTACTAAAATGGTATTGCGGAAACGAAGCTCACACTCCGGCATACCGTTCATTTTTATGTAGAGTTCTATCGGATCCAGAATATTCTGCCGGTCAATCCAGGCATTGGCAATATTCACAAGGAACGCCTCACGGATATTGGAACCTCCCTGATTGCCGGCGTATGTACCGCCCGGCATACCGGCACCGAGCACATTGGGATTGACCATTAAGGCAAACAATATCTCGGAGTTGGCGGCTGCCGATACCGGAAGATTATCGCTGCCCTGGTACTTGTTCTCCAGCGGCTTGATCTTCCATTCCTCTTCAATCCTGCCGTTCATCTCATTGACAGCATAATGTGAGAAGATCGGTTTCTCCGCGTTGTCCGGCCCGCAGAGATTCTGCTCTACCGAGTCCATATACTTCTGAATGGCCGCTTCGCGTTCTGTGACGGAATAGTCCTTGGAAGGGTATTTCTTCTCCCAATAAGAATACGGTATCTGTACATGCCACTTCCAGGTAATCTGGTTCTTATAGGCTTTCTTGAGGAAATGGGGGATAAGATGGGCAATCTCCACCCATCCGCAAACGTATGCCGGCCACCAGACAGGCATGCCGTAAAGATCATCATTGCTCCAGCTGTCACGCACCGGCAGGATAAAACCGTTCTTCATCTTCCCGGCAAACTTTAACACCTCGGCGTGCATCTGCGGATCATATTCAGACAATACCTCCAGCTTGGTGTACTGCCCCTTGTCCGGACGCTGCGGCCAGTATCCGGAAACAATACACTTGCAAGCCCCGTATTCATCCACTTCGGAATAGCGCCGATAAAGCGCATTAACCGGATTGACACCTGCAAAAGAATTGCCGGCTGCCGACGGAACGAACTGGACAGCCCCGTTGCCGAACTTCAGATAATCCCGTAATACCTTCTCCATGTAGCGCCTTACATTCCGGGAAGCGACAAAAGCTTGTACCCGGCTATCCGTAACGGGCTTCAGTATCTCGTTGCCGCCATCATCGTAACCGTTCACCGTACAAG